AGTTAACACGCGAGTCACACATCGTGAATTCGTGGGTAACGTACTTTCGCCGGGAGCTGGTTTCGCAAATGTGTCTTACCCCATCAACGCTTCAAACTCTGTAGTCTTTCCGTGGCTCAGTTCCATAGCGCGCAAATACCAGCGCTACAAGGTACATGGCATGGTGTTCTATTATAAGAGCACTTCGACGGACTATAATAATAGCGGCACGGTCGCAGCCTGCGTAAATTATGACGCAGCAGAGCTCCCGTATAAATCCATGAGCGAGATTTTAAACGCTAAGTTCGCGGTGTCATGCAAACCGTCGCTCCATATGTCAGTTCCAGTTGAGTGCGATCCGAAGGAACAGCCGACCCAGGGGTACTACATTGAACACGGGGATACAACATCCCGTGACGCTCGTTTTACCACAATGGGAAAGCTTAACCTTGCCACAGAGGGCCTCACTTTGCCAGCCGGCACGGTGATAGGCCAACTCTGGATCGCATTTGACGTCGAATTGATGTACCCAAGCATCTCCGTGGCTGAGGCTGATGCCTCCGTCAGTCGGATGGGTGCTTTATCAGTCACTGCCAACTTGAGAACAGCGAGTTCAGCCTACAAGATTGGATCGACGCTTATAGCAGTCGGGTCCGATCCGGTGGATGACAAAACTCTGCTGGGGGTGGGGCCATATTCCGACGCAGCACCACACCGTCCCCGTTTCACCTTCATGCTACCTGGTAAGTACTACTTAGAGTACAATCAGATCGCAAACTCCGGATACACGAGCACAAATCTATCCGGCACAGATGACTATAACGGGGTGACGGTTGTTGAAGTGCTAACGACAGGCGATATTAGGTCTACCACCTACTGTGTCCAGTACATCGTTACCGTTCTACAACCTGGCTCGTCATTTAGCCCAAGGTGGGGACTCATCTCTGGCGGCACTATGACGCCAATTTGCACCCTCATGAGGCTGGCATAGAACCACACACACTCTAATAATATAAAAACGTAAAAATTTGCACAAATGAGTACACATTAGTCACACAGGCTAGCGGGGTGACTACCCGTTGGCCGTTGTGGGGCGCCAGAGCATAGTCGGAAAGTGACCGGCCGTGCACACTACAATAAACCGCTTCGAATAGAAACTGATTGGACCACAACCCCTTGGCCGAAAGCCTAGCGGAAAGGGTTCAGTTGGTGGGGATTCGTTATAAAGACTACTGTGATGAACGTCACGTCCTAAGCGGTGTAAACCAAGTGTGTCATGGGCTGCATCAACTACCAACAAAAGTTCTTAACCACAACCACATGCGTGCCACACACACGCCACAATGGACGTCGTGCCGTCCCCTTCCGGAGACCCGGGAGAAGTTCTCACGTGTTAATGCCTGGGTGGGTAAATCCCGG